TAGATGCAGAACCGTTATTGTCACCAATCAAATAATCGAGTGAATGTGACTGATTCAAAATATCTTGTGTTGCATAAGTTAAGTTGTTGCTGGATGTCAATGCAACACGGCCAATTGCTTGCATACCGGTTGGATGTAACAAGTTCATCAACACATCTCTATACTTCTCAATTTCTTTACTTAATGTAATTTCATAGGTAAAGTTATTGTATTCTGTACTTTGTATAACATTGTAACGAGAACTTGGTTGACCAACAGTATCTAAATATTGTCCATTACCAATAACAAGGCCATTCAAGAATGTTGCAGTTGCCTGTGCGTGGCCGTCACCGTATGTGATCGTACCATTTGCAGCATCAAACCTTGAATTGTTTGCTGAGTTGTCGAACGTGGTATTATTGATTTGTGTGTATCCGGGATATAAATTGATGGATGCACCACGACTATCAATCTTCAGTGGCAAACCAACTTTTGGTTTTGATGTGTAGTTAAACACACGCAGTTGATAGACACTATTTGTCGATGGATAGAAGTTTTCTAGTGAGATAATAGAATCGACAATTGCAATATAAGATGCATTATTGATGTTTTCACCCTGATAAATTGTATCACCGTTAGTTGGGAATGATACTGGTGCAACATTTGACACAATCAAATCTTGTACTGCCAATGAAACTTTTGGCGCAGAAACATAATCTTCACCGTTGTCGATGATGTTGAATGATGTGATTTCACCAATACGATTCAATGTTTCTGTGAAAGTTGCGCCGGTACCCAAGATTGCTGGAACATTTAATATGCATGTACCAAGATAATATGAATTAGATGCAACATTTGCTGATGCATTAGAAGTCAATATCATTGAGTTGGCATTGATAATGTTTTGAACGTAGCCCAGAATGATATTTGTGTTGGTTACCAACGGCGCACCATTTGAGAATTGTGCCAAGAAATTGGTACCAGTTCCTGTAACCACTGGATTACTTGTTGTGGTTGTAATTGTACCGTTTGCATTTCTTGCAACAACTGCAACTGGTAGACCTGAGATGTAACCCATACCACCAAGAGACATTTCTTGTGAGGCGTTTGCAACATATGCAACAGAAGTCACACCACCAGATTGTGCGTTAACAGAGATTACGTTTGCATAAGCACCATAACCAGAACCACCAATGATTGCAATCTTGTCATTGTTTGCATAACCAGAACCACTTTGAATGATCTGAATTGGTGCAAGAATGCCTAAGTTAGCCAAATTGGTCTGTGAAATGCCATCTTCTGTATTGTAATATGTGACCGCTTGTACTGTAGGTGGTTCAGACAAACCACCACCTTGAGTTTCCACAACAACAGCCGTAATCGGTGCGGTCGAGAAACCACAGAATGTGAATGCATTGGCTAATGTTGTGTTTGCGTTGGCCATTAAATTGTTTGCAAAACCATATGCTTGTTGTGTCCACAGACCAGTAGCTGCAACCGGTTCGGTATTCGCACCAGAACTACCGGCAATATTACCAATATAATGAAATTGTTTCAGTGAAATAACATCTAGTGGAATGAATGTTGTGTTTGATGTGTTATTTGTGTCTATTGAACCGACAAGCGCAACAGGGGCTTTTGGTGAATTTCCAACCAAATTTGAGAAAATGATCTCTGTGTTTACTGCAGCAGGCATATTATTTGGTGTGGATAATGCGTACCCATAACCACCATTTAATAAATTGATGCGTGAGATAGACCCTGTTGTAACATCACCAACTTCAACAGTTGCACCAATAGGTGCTGCTACGTTTGGATTCAAACCACCATAAACAACGACAGGATCATTAGTTTGATATGATAAACCTCTGTTTGATGGACTAATTAAAACTTGACTGATCTGACCAACAATCAATGCAGTCAATGTTTCTGCAAATGGAGTACCAGCAGGAACAATTTCACCATCTAAAAAATACAATGGTTGATTTCTGTTATCAACAACAGTAACTGTTTCACCAGACTGGAACAAACGTTCGATGTTGGAGATGAAAACTTCTGTCTTTAGACCATCATATGTTGCGGCCTCAACAGTTGCAATTGACTTCGAGATATTACCAAACAATCTTAGGTTGTTGATAGACAGAAAGTTCTTGTCACTGGTTGCCAGTTTCAGACTACGTGGAACATACCAGTCACCAGCAGATGGTTTAAGTACTGCATCTTTTGTGTAAAAGAAATCAACTTCTGTGTTATAAAGAACACGGAACAGAAATTGGTATGATGCTGGTGTACCTTTTGATTGGTACAATTGTTTCGCAATCTTCAATACTTTTGTTTGATCTGCCAGTATGTCCTGTGGGAAATACGACATGAAATCATTCAAGAAGTATTGCATGAACTGTTGTGTGGTTGAATCCACGTCCATGTAGTTCAGGAGATTCTTGGATGCATCTAGGGTGTTGCCGTTTTGTTCCATCCACTCGTAGTATGCCTGCAAGAACAAAGTAAAGTTGGCATAGTCTGGATCATCCCTAATGAACTTTGGTAATTCATAGGGAACAAGTAGCGATTGTTTCTGATTACTTTGTATCATTTAACTTATCTCTTTGTTGAAACACTTACGCTAACGGCAGCATTGTCGTATGGATCGACAGTGATGATTCTATTGAATTGTGAAGAAATCAAATTGTTTTTAGGTTGAACCGTAATGGTCAACTCACCCAATGCATTGTCAACATTAATTGGTCTCAGACCATTCAATGTAACAATACCATTTAGGTAGTCGATTGTTCCAACGTTTGGATTGACAACAACTTTACCTTTTAGTGGGTCGTTGTAGTATGTTCTGATTCCACCAAATTGATTGTTCAAATAAACGGTTGCGGTTGCAGCACGACCTGTTGTATCTCCAGTTGCAGGAGTGATTGTTGCAACGGCAGAACTGTAACCAACACCTGGATTTGTAACTGTGATAGATTGAACTTGTTGGTTGACAACTGTTGCTACTGCTGTCGCACCTGTACCGTCACCTGTAATGGTAACTGTAGGTATTTGTGTGTAGTTATAACCGCCGTTCACCACAACAACAGTAGAAACTTGGCTTGTTGAAGAAGGAACTTCCTCGAAATAAACACCATCCAGTGTTGCACCAGTGATCAGGGGATTCAAAATCTCAATGCCTGGTGAACTTGTTAATGAACTTCCGTACACTCCACGTTGCAATTCTGTGTTGAATTGTAGGTTGTATGTTGTGGTTGTGTTCAATGTTGGGTAGAATTTCTTCTGTAGATTCAATGAGAAATCGGATGAAACGATTGACGGATCAAATGTATTGATTGCAGTCAACAATTGATATGAATTGAAACTTGAATTGAAAGTGTTCAAATATTGTGCAGCATAGTTATAGATTGCTGCTTGAACACCACTTTGCATTGTTCCTGGAGTCAATGTTGTCTGTGATTGTTGGTAGATAACATTTGCACTGATTTGCAAGTATGTGTAATCTGGATCAACAATGTTTGGTGTAACAGTCAAAACACTGATCGGAGTAATGACTTGTTCTAACAACAATTGTTTTTGTGTGTCTGTCAAAACATATGCACCAGATGGTTTCAAAGCAATGAAAACTTGTCCGTATAGTGGTGGAATGTTTTCTTCACCGCCCCAAACAGATACTGCATCAAATGGGAAACCAAGACTGTTTTGTTGTAGTGCCGTGATGTAATCGTTCTTGGAAACGGCTCGGCCTTGTGCTGCAAATGCCTTAGGTGCTTGGTACTTAATCGATGCAATGGTTTCTTTGTCTTTACCTTGTGATGCTGGACTGAAAGGAGTAACAGAAACGCTGGTATATGCACCAATATTGTCGATCAATGTGAAGTTGTTTGCTAGACCACCGGCAGAACCTTGTGTGGAAATTGCAGTTATCAGAACAAGGTTGCCATCTTGCAATTGATTTCCCAAGACACCATCACCGAAGTAAACTTGGTAGTTGCCGTCTGTTGCTTCTTGTAAGAAGTAAACTGTGTCGGTTGAACCTAGTGACAAGTAATCGTTTGTTGGATTATATACTTGATATGAATTGTTTGAAGAAGATTGTTGAACCAATACTTGTAACGTTGAAGTGTCGATGTTTGAGTCTGGAATCTCAAAAGTATAAGATGGGTTTGCAGTCGAATCTACTGTAAATGTGTATGTTGCAGCAGTACCTTGACGAATTTCAATGTCATTGAACTGTGCAACACCACTATAAACTGGAACTGTTGTTGAGTCTGTGGTCACATAGTTGTAGTTTACACCACCTACCGCTTCTGATAAGAAGTTTGTGTATTGTGGTAAGGTGAAATATGTGGTTGTGACACCAGTGAATGTCAGGTTAATCAGTGCAGTAGGTGCAGATGCGGACTGTGGTACATAATTCAACAATTTTGCATGGGACACAACTGATGAACGTTGCAGTGCAGAATCCAAGAACATTTCATTTGCAACCATGTTCAAGTAGTATGCATTGTATTGTGTGTTGTATGCCAAAACGTCCAACAAAGTAGACAAGGCTGAACCTGTAAAGTTGTAGTCCTTAAAGGTGTCTTGAGATTGCAAATAGGTGATAAAGTTTTGTTTAATATCACTGAAATCTAGATTTGCAACCTGAATATTTGTATTAGAAGCCATTATCTGGACCTTTGAAGAAGTAAATTAACCGCTGTAGGCGCTGTATTGTTCCCTATAAACACTTCCAAATACACATTAAAACCATCAGCAGTATTGTTTGTTGTAACTTGCAACATATTGATTGAAACTCTTGGTTCATAGTTATCTAAAACGTTCTGAATTTCAGTCTCGATCATGTTCGCAGTCAAATCTGTCAATGGTTCAAATAACAATGCGTCCATGTTAGAACCAACGTTTGGTTGGAACGGTCTTTCGTAGAAGTTTGTCAACAAAAGATTTGTCACGGAACGAATAACTGCTTGGTCACCAAAACTCATAGCAACATCACCAACAACCGGAGTGCGTTTGAAGGTTAAATCTAAATCAGCGTAAAGAGATTGTAATTGTTGTGCCATGAGTTATTTATTCGCTTACGGGAGGTCTTGTGAAGTTGTAGGTAGTGTTACCAATGTATCGGAACCAGCCTTCGCAATGAATGGGTGGGTGTGTGAGTCATACATTGTTCTCAGGTATTGAATGGAGTCGGTTATTTGACCCACTCCGTCCATAACCAATGGTGCATAAATCTGTGATCCTGCTGTTACCGCAGTTGTAGCATTCAAACTTCCACTGGTAGAAACGTCACCTGTTACACTCAAGTCGCCATTGACCAGCAAATCTGCTTGAATTTGTACTTGGTTTTGTGATGAAATCAATGCATTACCTGTGACTGTTGTTGTCATGTCACCTGCAACCTGTTGATTCACATCACCATTTATACTTTCATACACATTGCCATCAACTTGTAATGTTGCATCACCTTGTACATGCATTACTGAATCACCAACGATGGTGATATTACAAGTTCCCTTTATTAGAACGTTGTTGTCTTGTGCAATGATCTCATAGTTGGTGCCAACGATCTTATTGATTCTTGTTCCATCTGATTGTGTCTCAGTGAATGTGCCTGATCTGTGTTGCAAACGTACACGCTCAGCACCAGGTGTGTCATCCATTTCAAATAAGTGACCAGATTCTGTTTGTGTCAGATTGTTATATGGATATTGTGCCTGATAGTCTGATCTAGGTTCAATCCAAGCAATTGATGGAGGTAGTGTATCACTCATAATTTAATAGATTTTGTTAGATTGCTGATAGTGGAAGATGCAGATGACTGTATAGTATTCAGAAGTCCACCAGTTTGACCTGGTAAATTCACTTCACTATTTATTTCTGCTATTGTGGCCGCAGGTAGACTTTCAATGTATGTAACTGCCGCTTGCACTTCTGCAATGGCCGCCTGCACTTGATTTGCTGCATCGATTGCTGCCTTTGCTTCTTGTGCATAGGCTTTCAATTGGTTGGTTGCTTGTGTCGCATCACTTGCAATAGTTAGGCCGGGACCTGTTCCTGGTGGGGTAAACGATGCAATGATTGCGTCTTTTGCTGCACGAATTTCTTGCACAAAGGCCAATGCTTCTAGTTTTGCTGCTGCCAAAGTTGCTTTGATCGGTGTGGTAATGTCTTTCACCGCACTTCTTGCAGAGTTTGTTGCAGAAATTGCAGAGTTTGCCACATCACCTCGTGCCAATGGTGCAACAGTAGGTTGTCCTGGTGTGTTTACGACTTGACCGGCGGGTTGCTGTGGTGCTGCGGCGATCTGTGCAGGAGTTCTTGGATCTTGGAACCCTGCATCTCCTGCCGGTGCTGCACCTTGTAGACCTGGAATCCATCCCATCATCGCAGGGAACTGTCCCGATTCACCGTCAAGGAAGAAACCCATTACATAATCACCCTCTTTAGGTGTAGAGAATGCTTTTGCACCATTCAAAGAATATATTGGTAGTGCCCACGGCAAGTCTGCTGATGGAACAAGATTGTTGTCTGGTGAATGCCAACCAAAGATACGAATCTGGCAACGACCAACTTGCAACGGGTCCATTCTGTTCTCAACTACGCCGATCCACCATACAAATCCATTAAGACCTGCAAAATTGTTTACCTGTTTCATGAGGTCAAACCCTTCACTGTATTATTCCAAATTGATGTTGAGTTACTTACACTTGCATATTGCACTGTGGTACTTTCTTTGGCCAATTCCAAGACAGTTCTATAAGAGTGAATTGTGACCATGTGACGTACTGCTGTGATTAGGTAGTTACCTGAATAGAAAGGATCCACAGATTTGTTGTTTGGATCCTTAGACAACAGATTGAAACCAATTGCGCGACCAACAGTCAATGCTGAGTCGCCTGGCACAGAAATCTTAATTCTGGTGTAGTTCAACAATGGAAGTTGTGCTGTTCTCGCAGGAATAAATGTCTCTGCAAAAATATCATGTGCCACACCGGCATTAATTTCTTTAATGTATGCTGCATCCGTCTGACTATAGTTGGAGAACACTAACTTTATCAATGCTTCTGGTGTCTGATTCACACCATCACCGAGGCGATTGGTGAAATTGTTCGTGATTGGGAATTTGTTCAACAACTTGGCTGATGATGCATAACTTCCATAATCAAAATCTGTGTATTTGAATCTACGCAACAATGGGTCTACAGACACCAAACGGTTGGAGAACATACCAGAATTGGTTGCACCCAATGCATCATAAGAGTCTAGAATTTCATAGGATGAAACGTCATATACTTTTTCATTCAAAGAACCATTCTTTTGATTGATGTTCTTTGGATTGTATGAGTATGAGTTATAGATTTCTTGACTCACCAACGTTTGCAACGAACGGTAGTTGAATCCAAACTTATCTTCATAGAACAACATATCAGCACCGACATTTGGTGGTTGTGGTCTTGCGTATGTTGACATCCAATTGATTGCATCAAATGGTTTCAGATATGGAACAATGAAATCGTATGTACCATAAGTCTGTTCGATTACACCAATCTTACTACTATCAACCTTCAAATACTTGGTCAATATGTCTTTAACATTGGATGAAATGTCTTTGCCCTTGTAAGACTTGGCAACTTTGTATTGTTCAGATAAAACCATTTCTTCGGAACAGAAGTACAATGAATAGGTTTCTGTGTTACCTTCATTCTCTGGTGCTCGTTTTGCAACTTTGTACACTCTAAAGATTTTATCGTATGTGTTTTGTCTGTCTGTTGTCTTTGCAAGAGTTACACGCAAGAATTCATTGCCAGTCAACTGTAGTTTCTCGATGTAACCAGAAGAATCGACCACCATTAAGTAACCAGAAGATGTGCTGGCAAACAAATCCTCATTCATGGACAGTTCAACAAGGATGTTTTTCATGTCCATTGTTGTAACGGCAGTAAGCAACGTCAATGTAATTAACGCAAAATCATTTGGGTAGATTATACCCGGTTTGGTCAATGCACTATTATCTGCCATTATTGACTCATCAATTGTAATAGTTGTGATTCAAACTGCGGTACAAACGCAGAGTTCACAAGACTGATTGATCTGTTGTTCTCATTTTGTTGCACTTCATAGTCATAAATGTAGACTGTTTCTGGTGATACTGAGAAGGTGACTGATGTTCCATTTGGGAAGTAACAAGTGTTTGAAGTTGGAACAATATTTGTGAATGCAACACTGTCCACCTCAAGTTTTGAAATGGTTGTGTTTGATGTTTGATTGTCTACTGTTGTCAATACTTTGAAGTAATTGTTGACAGTTGATTGTGTATATGCTAAGACCTGAGAATATGTAATGGTGTTTGCTTCCACACTGTATATGTTTGCCAAGACTTGAGAATACTTGTCATATAGATAGTCTGAGAACAATTTTGCACTCATTGGCCATTGCCATTGCGGATCAATGATTTGGTTGCCATACAGAACGATCCAATAACGATAAGGATCGCCATAATATTTCTCTGCAATGATCTCCGGAGTATCTCCGTCTTGAATATCGTACTGATAGAACAGTGCTGGATTTTTGGCCAGAGATGGAATCAACTCCGAACGAACCATTAGGTTGGTCAGAGTGATTGTATTTCCGTTGTAATCTGTTGTTGCAACTTGAGGAAAAGTTTGAAAGTATTTCATTAACGCAATCCTTGTCCTGATGAAGATTTACCCTGAGCAAGTCTTCCTTTTTCGACAATTTCAATTTCTTTGAATTGTAGATTCAGTGTTGTTTGAACTGGTGCACCATCAACGTGTGCTGCGAAACCATTAGGTGCATAGTTGACTGAAATGTCTGTTAACACACAATCTGCATACTTTGGTAGATATTGGTTTTCGATGCCCTTGATGAAGAACTTGACATTGAAAATTGCAGGAGGTGTCAAGTACATACTTTGAATGGATGATACTGCACCTGCCTGTAGTGCAGGAGAACCAAAGTATTTGAATGTGTAGATGATGTTATCCACGACCTGTGCTTCTGCTTTTGAATTTGGTGTAAATGTAAATGATAGTGAGAAAGAACGGAAGTCCAGACCTCTATAGACCATCTGCATTTGTGGGTTAACTGTAATACCTTTTGCATTCAATAACAATTCGTTCATTTGACCTGAATTTGCACCAAGATAACCAAGTCCGCCGGTTTCCAAATCTGTTATTAATTTTGCAACATTTGGATCACCAGAAAGTGAGGTGTATGCTTTCTTCAATGATTGTAAACTAATTTCTCCACCCATTGCATCGAAACCTTTTTTGGCCAATTGGTCAATACCACGAATAGTGTTCAGTGTTGAACCCAGTGCATCAGTAACACTAATTGGTTCAAATTGGGCACTATAATTTGCCTCTAATGTATCTGGCATATACAAAGAAATGTATGCCTTTGCGTTGGTGGTTGAAGGTGCAATTTGTAGACCTTCTGATAATGTTTGTGCAATGGCACTAGGTAGAGAAGTAACATCAGATTGTGATATTCCTAATCCATTGGCAACAGAAGCAACAGTCGAATTACTGAAAAGATTACTGACAACGCTGCTAGCTGCACCACCAACCGCACCGGTAACCGCCTGTCCGGTTGATGTACCAAGTGCTGCACCAACAAGTGAATTTACTCCATTCAACTGTATTGATGCACCCTTGTTTGTACCGTTTGTTGACTGGTAACCAGCAGGAATGACTTCTTTAATGAAGAATTGAACGTAGTGACTCTTAGTAGCATCTTTCGCCAAATCTGATGGGTAACTAAATGTATCCACTCCTTTGCCGCCGAACAGTGCAGCCAATGGGCCAGACGCAAGTTTACCTGCTGATCCCGGTAGTGCTACGCCACCGATTGAGGTTGGAACTGAAATTATTGCCATTTAAGTCTTAGGTAAGTGATATATACTGTATTTATGGCTTATTCAGGTATATTCAAACCCAAAAATCCACAGAAGTACGTTGGAGACCACACAAACATCATCTATCGGTCTTCGTGGGAGGCTCGTGCCATGACCTGGTTCGATAAAACTGACGAAATTATCTCTTGGGCGTCAGAAGAACTCATCATTCCTTATATATCTCCAGTCGATGGACGTTATCACAGATACTTCCCAGACTTCGTTGTCAAGTACAAGACCAATGAAGGAACACTGAAAACGATGATTATCGAGATAAAACCAGAGAAACAGACCATCGAACCAGTCAAAAAGAAACGTGCAACTAAACAGTTCATTCAGGAAGTCATGACTTACGGTATCAACCAGGCAAAATGGAAGGCTGCCACAGAATATGCACTCGATAGAGGTTGGGAGTTCAAAGTCCTTACAGAGAAGCATTTGGGTCTGTAACTAAATAATTCATGGCTACACAATCTAAACTAACCTCACTTGCAGAACAAAAGAAACAACTTGGTCACAAGACCATGTCTGTTGACGCACTTACATGGTTAAAAGGTAAGGTGGATGAGATCAAAAGACCTGCCACAATTGCACAAAGTATCGCAAAAGAAACCTCCAGACGTACAACGATCATAAAACCAGGTCATATGTACTGTTATTTCTATGATCCTAAGACAAAGGATAATCTTCCATACTGGGATAAGTTCCCAATGGTACTCGTACTAGAGAAATACAATGATGGCTTCTTAGGACTGAACCTGCACTATTTGCCGCCTAAGTTTAGAGTTGCATTTCTGACTAAACTGATGAAGTTTGCTCAGTTGGATGCAGAAAACGACATTAAACGTATGCAAATAACATACGACATTCTAAATGCATCAAAACGTTTTGTGGAATTCAAACCTTGTCTAAAAAGATATTTGTATGGTCATGTTCGTTCTCGCATTCTAACCATTCAACCTAATGAGTGGGACATTGCTATGATGTTACCTCTACAACAATTCAAAGGTGCCAAAGCTACAACCGTATGGAAAGATTCCATTCAGGAATACAAAGAACACATGGCACATTTTAATCAGGATCAAGAATAATGGCCGGATCAATAGACCAATTCGTTTCAAGTTTTGCAAAAGACCTTGCTCGTCCGAACAGGTTTGATGTTACTATTCCTGTACCAATTCCTTTGTTGCCATATCGTGCAACTGCTAAGAATCTTTCTCTGCGTTGTGAGACAACAGAACTACCTAGTCGTTCATTCTCAACCGCAGACCAGAAGTTTGGTACAAATCCACTAGAAAAACACGCATATCAATCAAACTACAATGAAATAACAATGACGTTCATTGTCTCTGATGATATGTCTGAGAAGATTTTCTTTGATGCATGGATGGAATACATCAATCCTACTATAAGTTTCGATTTCAATTACAAAACCGACTATATTTCCACATTTACTGTGAACCAATACAATCTGAAGAATGAGTTAACTTACTCAATCAACATCATTGATGCGTTCCCAATTACAGTAAATCAAATGGATTTAGATTGGTCTAACGATGGTCACCACAAGTTGACTGTCGTTTTTGCTTATAGATACTGGCAAAACAACTCTATTCAACAACTTGGTTCCAGTCTGTTGCAGGCTGGTATCTCATCCGTATTGCAGGGTATCGGTGGTACCGCTGCAATTGACCCTAATCTATCTGTATTATCACCTGCGCCAGTAACAACCGGCGGACAATAATGACTTGAGGACTAAACTATGGCTTTACCAAAAATTGATGCGCCAACGTATGAATTGACATTACCATTATCAAAGAAACAGATTCGTTACCGTCCTTTTCTTGTGAAAGAACAACGTAATCTTATGATGGCGATGGAAGCAAACGACAAAGAGACCATCGAAAGAAACATCAAACAAGTTCTGCATAACTGTACACTAACAGAAAATGTGGACATTGAAACACTTC